TGAGTCATATAGAGATGACCAAAGGAAAATCAAAGAAGCAAAGAGGTTTCTTAAAAGCAAAGGGTACTACACAGATTGTATGTGGCAAACTATTGATGTCACAGATAAATACAAATGTGATAAGGAAGATGCCTATGAAATACTAGACTTAGTTCTAGGTTCAGATTGTTCAGATACTTTTGAAAGTATTGACATACAGGCTGATTTAATGAACATAAAAAGAAAGGAGCAAGACAATGGCTAGGCTTACAGACAAACAACATAGATACTTAGGTAGATATGCCTCTACTTACGATTTTGTAAATTCAAATAACTTAATGGATGAAGCAAATAAAGTTTTAGGTAAAAATTGGGAAGCATCAGATGATTGTGAGCAAATTGATTCTATCCTAGAGTATATAAGACCAAATGGTTTTAGAGTTAATTTTTTAGAGTATTGTAAATTTGAAGAGGATATCTTGGTTAGGGAAACAGATAGTTTTTCTACTGACCCTGTATTTTTATGGTTTAATCATTTCGTAGATTTCATCCAAGAGATAAAACCAAACCTTTACAACGATGCTTGTGAATATGCTGACAAAAGAGAGGAGGCAGATAATGAGTGAATATAATGCACTAATCCAATGGCAAGACACAGGAGAGTTTGAAGATGTTATAATTACAACTAACAAAGAAACTGAAGATGATGATTATATTTTCTACTATTTTCAATCAGTCCAGGAGATCGAAAGTTTTAAAAAAATAGGAGTAAATGATTTTAGAATAGTTAGTTACCTTCCTACTAAAACTAGAGATTGGTATCATAAGTTAAGGTCACCCAAACATACTGATGAGAACTCAGGTGATTCAATGATGTATATCTAATTCAAAACTCAGTTCGATTCCCATTAAGTATACCTAGTGGGAATTGAACTCTAATCTATATTAATAAAAAAAATAATAACAATGGCACAAGAAATTAAATTACATGACTTCTTAAAGGACAACATATTAGATGTTGTTTCTAAAAGACACAACTACAATCCAACCTGTTTAGATTATTTAGAAAAAACAGAAAGAGATTTAATGTTAACACTTGCATTTGTAAACTCTACAAAAGAGGTAATGCTGAGAATTAAAGAAATAAAACAAACTAAAAATACAGAGCATGAAGGATAAAATATATGTAGTTACAAAAGCAATCATCTATGGTCAGTTAATGCTAGAGGCAATGGATGAAGTGAAAGACTTACCAATTTTTAGACACTCATTAAAAAGAAAAATAAACCAAGCAGAGATAGAATTGGAAAAAGAATTAGGGAAATACATGACTAATCTTTCACAAAATAATGAGGAGTTTTATTTAAATCTTCAAACACATATTGAACAACTAATAACAAAATTATCTAAACTTTCGATTGAGGAATTGCCTTTAGTCAATAAAATAATTGATGAGTATATGAATGATTCAGACAATTGGAAAGAGAATTTGATTTTAGAATTTAAAAAAATCAATAGTTAAAGATTGTTAAAACGCACAAAAACAGAAACTTATAAACAAACATAAAACACGATACTAAATTATTTGTATAATAAATATATAATACTTTATTTCGTATTAATCATTTAAACTTTTTAAAAATTATGAACTCTCGTACAATAAGAAACTTACAAAAAAGGTATGGTTTAAAGAAGTATCAAGATGCAATTTCAAACGGAACTGCATGGGAAAAATCTGCCAAATTTACACAAAGGTGTAAAGAACTACTTAAATCAGGAGCGTGTTATCTTCCTCCTAAATCTCATTACATTCATTTTCATTCTGTTGTCCCTTCAAGGTATGACTTAGCAAAAGGCTCGTATGGAACTATAGAGTATTCTATAAAGTTTTGGAGCGATGAATGGAACAAATCATTATTAGTCGGTCAAATGATTCATGAGTCCTATGTTTAGAGACTATATGTTGGAAGAAACTAATAGTTTTTTCAAAAAAGATGGAACTAGAATTATAGAGCGAAAATATTCTCATGGACTAATAACACGAGAAGTAGACACTACAAAAATCGATTGGTATAACAAATTAATAAACATAAAAAATGACAGGTTCAAACAAACAAGTATGTCTGGAAGTAAAAAAAGTAATCAATGAAATCACAAACCAAGATATTTCAAAAAAATTAAGAAAAAGAAAACTAGTAGAAGCAAGAGGTATTTATTTTACCATATTAAGAGATGTATATGGAATGCCTTACCAAGCAATTGGTGATACAATAGGAATGAACCATGCATCAGTTCTTCACTCATGTAAAAACTTTAAGTATTGGCTTATAACAAATAAGCAATTAAGAGACTATACAAATGAAGCCTACAACGTAATCAAAGGTATCACAACTATAGAAGACTCTAGGGATACTTTAACAACTAAATTATATAGGGCTGAAGCAACTATAAAACAACTACAAAATAGTTTAAAACAAGAAATAAATATTAATCAGCACGCTGTGGAAAAATATCAAAATGAACTTATGAAAATACAAAAAGCGTCAACTCTTGAAACAATAATGAAAAACAAAAAAGTTAGATCGAGATTTCCAAATTTGATAGAACAAATAAAAAGCGAATTGAACAGAAGATATCGATAAAAAATTATACATTTGTTCATTAAAACTAATATAAAAAACTAATAATGGAATTTAAAGTAGAAGAAACGAAAAACAATTTCGTACAAACTGCATCCGAATTATTGCAGATAAAAGAAATACCTACAACTGAAGTCTCAGAGTATGTATATGGCTCAAAACGAGCAAAATCCAAGTTAAATCAGAAAAAAACAGGTCACAATAAATTATTCTTAACAGAGTCTATGAGAATTATAGAGTTCTATGTAGAATTAAATAATAAGATAGTTAATATTATAGAGCAGAATAAAAAGGATATACAATAGTGTAATGAAATTAATTGATGTTATACTACTTCCCCTAGGGACTGCGAAAATCATCCAATCCAGCCAATGGAGAGGGTACTCGGTAACACTAGGGAAAATTTTAACACCAAGTGTTACCACTCATTATTTATCCTATTTATTCAGCCTAATTTTTCAAACTTTAAACAACTGCTATGAATAAATATACTCTATACAATAGAAAGGGAAGGCTTTATGCTAGAATTAATAGGGACAAGTTCTTTTCTTTAGGATTAAAAATTCCTGAGAATGCAATGCTAAACACCCAAACAAAAAAAGTAGATGGCAACTCTTCTATAGTACATAAACTAAATGTAGAGTTATCTAGATGGGACTTACTCTTTAATAAGTATATAACAAGAAACCCTGAAGATATCTGTAGGTTATGGTCACCCCAAAATGAGACAAAGAAAAAACATTCAGGCAAAGAAACATTTGTCAATTTGTTTGAAGACATCTATGATAAGATGTACAATGGTATAATATTGAACGATGGTAATATGTTTACTATGACCACACTTAAAACTTACGTTTGTGTATACCATATATTACAGACATTTCCTGAAACAATTTACATTGATGATATAGATGAAGGAAGCACACAGGATAGAAAAGAAAAAATCAAAAGAAGGTCAGAACTTAATGGATATTTTAATGCATTCAATCTTTATTCAATGCAACTAGGAAACAAACCATCATCTAGAAGAAATCAAATTAAAATATTAAAATCTATTTTAAACAAAGCAATGAAGTTTTATGGATACTATTTTACAAGTCCACCAAAACCAAAGGAATTAAAAAGTCCTGTTATTGCTCTTGAGCCTAGTGATGTAGAAATGTTACATAAGAACCCTCCTGTGAATATAAAACTAACAAAGGCATGGTACTATACAAGATTCATGCTACACTCTTGTATGAGAATTAGTGATATGATAGGATTTAAAATACCTAAAGGAGATGATTACATCACATATATCAGTAAAAAATCCACAACTCAATCTACTTTTTATTTACCTAAAGATGTAAGAGAGTATTTACTATTTGATAAAAAAGGATATACTATGGTAGGGTTTAGAAATGATTTAAAAAGATTATTAAAATCTTATGATGAATTTAATAAAGAGAAAAGAATTACAACTTTTGATGTTGAAGGAAATCCTGTAGTTGCAATGCTTCCAATTTATGAAGTGATAACTCCACACAAATTAAGGAGTAGTGGGATTACTTGGTACTTATCTTTAGGATATACTGAGAAACAAGTAAGAGAGATATCAGGACATTCAAACGGATCTGTTGCTTTCTATAGATACACAGACCATACAGATGCAAAGACAAAACAAAGACAGGCAAACAAAATTAACGAATTGTTAAAAGTATAGTTAATAACTAATTTACAAACGTATAATTTTACATTTTATTTATCGTAAATTAGAATCATTAAACCACGACTCTATGAACGATAATACATGGTCAGAATTGATTTCGACAATAAAGAGATTATACATGATAGGAAAAGATATCCTCTTAAACCTTTCAAACTTTTTTTGCTCGAACATCACGAAGAACTATGTGTAAAGCATCGTATTAGAGGATGGGTTTTTGATTGGGAAACTATAATGTTTCACACTCGAAAATATTATATAATCAATTTTTATTTAAACAATATTATTAATGAAACTAAAAAGAAAACTTAAAAAAATTACGATTGCTGGTAAAAAAGAAATCGTACCATGGGTAGAAAGATTATCTTACTTCAATCAATACTTCCCAAAGCACACTACAAAAACAGAGATTACACACATTGATGACACATTCGTTGTAATGAGAGGTATTGTTCTAGATGAGAATGATAGAGAGATTTCTGATGGTGTTGCTCACAAAAAAGTAAATGAGCCTTTCTCATTTCAAAAATGTCAATCAGGTGCATTAAATAGAGCATTATTTATAATGGGTATACACGATAGTGGCGAAGATTCTATTATGGATGAGGATGATGCAAATGATTTAAATGATATGGTAAATCAAAAATTTTCTGCAATGGTAGATCATTTAGATATAGACCATACATTGGTAGAATCTAAACTATCATCTTACTCAAAGCAGTTTACTACTGCGCAAATGACATTTTTAAAAAAAGAAATCAATAAAAGAAAATCTGCAAAAGCAGTAAAACAAGCAAGTAAATAACCAACTAATTAAGGGGAGGGCAAACCAACAACAAATGTCTTTGGTAACAAACCTTCTGACATTCCCTCCCTTTTTTTTAAATGTATCAATATGAAGTTAAAAAAAATATCAACAAGAAATTTAACCTACGATGAATGGGTAGAGTTGAGAATGGGATTAGTAAAAGATGGTATGGTAGGTGGAAGTGATGCCTCTACTATATTAGGATTAAACCCTTGGACATCAAAAATAAATAGATGGAATCAAAGTTTAGGAACTTCAAATATTCATACAATAGACAATGAGGTTATGTTTCATGGAAGATTACTAGAAGACTATGTAGCAGATTTGTGGCAATATTGGACAGGTGAGCCAATTGACATGATAAACAATTACAAGCAAGGTATAAAATTAAGAACTTGCAGACGTAGGAATTTTATATTTATCAATAATAAGTATCCATGGTTATTTGCAAACTTAGATAGAGAAATTCTTAGACATGATGAGAGACAAGGTAAAGGAATATTAGAAATCAAAACAATCTCATCTTTTAATTCTGATAAATGGCAAGGAGGTATTCCTCCATACTACATTGCTCAAGTACAATTGTATATGTTGGTAATGGATGTAGAATATTGCGACATGGCACTACTAAAAGATGGTAGACACATGGATGTTTTTACTATTGATAGAAATAGAGATTTACAAGATACAATTATAGAAGAAACTTATAAGTTTTATGAGTCTGTACAGGAGGCTAGAACTATTATAGAGGCATATCCTTCAAACACAGGACAAAATGAGTTATATAATAAAATAGCACATCTAGAGCCTAATATAGAGGATGGATATAAGCCCGATTTAGATAGTTTCTTATCAGATAAACACAAATCTAAATTGAATAGAACAAAGATTGATGCTTCGGAAGAACTACATCAGTTGTCTGCAATGTATTGTGCAGAAAGAGATAGAGAAAAAGAATCGAGGCTTTTGAAACAACAAATTGCACAACAAATTAAATCTATCATGGTAAAGAGAGGGGCGCAGGAAGTTGATTTTGGAGAACAAGGAAAGATTATTTGGCAAAAAACATTTAATGTAAAGTATAATCCTGTGTTAAAACAGAAAGTAAATTTTTAAAATGGAATTAAAAAACATAAGAGAAGGGATATTAAAAAACATGGCTGTTAAAAACAGATGGAATTTAGAGGTAGATCAAGTGATAGAAGGTAATTCATATTTTGGTCAATGTATATTCATTGGAGTTGCCTCCATGTATGGATTTAACAATCAATCTGTAAAAGATTTTTTATCTATTAGTACAGATGAAAGAGATTTTATGGAGGATAAATTTTTGAGAATACTACAAGATAGTTTTGATAAAAAAAATGATTCAGTAACTGCAAAAAGATTTCAGGTTAAAGTAAACTTAATCTTGAACTACATAAGACATGAATTTAAAAAGACTGTTAACCTTAAAGACATAATACAAAATAAAATATAATGAATATAGACATCAATGGTAAGGTGAGGTACATATCTAAAGAAAATAAAGTCACAAGCGATAAGGCTAGTCATGCTTTTAAAATCATTGTAATAGAGACTTTAATGGATTCTTATGTCGCAGTTCATGTATGGAATGAAAAACTTGATGTGTTAAATGAGATAAGAATAAATGACATTGTTGAACTTTCTTGTAGGCTAGAGTCACATAAAAACAAAAAGAATCCAAACTTATGGTTTCATAAAATATTATTAAAATGATCAGATCCTCAACTATAATATATTCTGTTATGAGGAAGCATGACCTTACGCCTTACTCTTATCTTATTGCTGACTTGATACATAAGTATACATCAGGGCAAGGTTTTTGTAATCAAACCCTGAAATTTATTGCACATGAATTAAGTATTTCTACTAGAAATATAACACGATGTGTATCTATACTTATAGAAAAAGGTCTTATAGAAAATATAGGAAACAAATCTAATCCTAAATATAGAACAACTACACTATGGTTTGATTTAGTAGTGACTGAAACAGGAGGAGAAGTTTTAAAAGAGAATTATAAAAAAGTTTGTGAGGATGTAATTGAATACATCAATCTCACATTTGATAAAAAATATAATCCATCCACTTATAATGATAGGTTTAAAATTATCCTAAATAAAACATTTAACGGAAAGAAAATTACTGGTGAGATAATGGTTGAGGTGTTTAAGTTCTGTAAGATTACTTGGAGTGAACAATATCAATCTTCTGTAACACCTGAAACTATTTTCGGAAATAAATTCATGACAAAATATTTATTACAATACAATGAATGGTCTCTAAATAATAAAACACATATAAAAGAACGAAAGCACATAGCCATAATATGAAAACTATTGACAAACTACATGACCTTGGTATTAGATTTAATACCATCAAAAATGACGGACCGACTAAAACTACTTGCCCTTGGTGTAGTCATACAAGAAAAAGAAATAAGAGTGAAAAATGTTTAAGGGTTTGGCCTGAAGAAGGTACATACTATTGTCATCATTGTGGGACAAGTGGTTCTGTACAAGAATACGAAACTGAATATGAATTACCTACTGCAATCTCTAAACCTGTCACAAGTAAAGTAGTTAAATGGTTTGAGGGTAGGGGAATAAGTCAAAGAACCTTACAATGTTATGGTGTTACAGAGGGTATAGAGTATATGCCCCAAATACAAAAAGAGGTTAATGTAATTCAGTTTAATTACTTAAAGAGAGGGAGAAAAATTAATATAAAATTTAGAGACGCTCAAAAGAATTTTAAATTAAATAAAGGTTCTGAACTTACAATGTATGGTTTAGATATTATTAAAGATTCTTCATGGTGTATAATAACTGAAGGAGAGATTGATGCCTTATCATTTTATGAGGCTGGAACATTAACAGAAAGATTAATGTTTGCTTGTAGTGTTCCTAATGGCGCATCGACAGGGAATCAAAACCTATCATACCTAGATAATTCTATAGATTATTTTGAAGAAAAGGATAAGGTTTATATAGCAGTAGATAACGATGCTCCAGGAATTAAACTTCGAGATGAATTGTCTAGAAGAATTGGAAAAGAAAAAGTTTGGCTAGTGTCTTATCCTGAAGGTTGTAAAGATGCTAACGATGTATTGTTAAAATTTAGTGCAGAAGAGTTAGTAAAATGCATTGAAGTTGCAAAGCCTTTCCCTCTAGAGGGGATAAGTAAAGCCAAGGATGTCAGTGATGAAGTATATCATATGTACAATTATGGTATGCCAAGAGGAGAGGAGATTGGTTTTGACAACTTCGATAAACTACTGACATGGAGACCGAGTGAGTTTACATTAGTGACAGGAGTTCCTGGACATGGTAAATCATCATTTGTAGATGAGGCAATAGTAAGACTCGCAAAAAGAGGTTGGAAGTTTGGTATATTTTCTGCTGAGAAGCAACCAATTAAAGTACATATAGCAGAACTTATAGAAAAGTATTTAGGAAAACCTTTTGGTAAAGGTTCATCTGATGGTGTACAAGAACATGAATTAAAACCAGCAATAGACTTTGTAAACAAGCATTTCTTTTTTATTAATTTAAAAGACAATGATTTGACCGTAGAAGGGATTTTAAACAAGGGTAAAGAACTTGTAAAGAAAGAAGGTATATCGTGCCTTATAATTGATAATTGGGCTTTTGTAGAGCATAAGATAGAGAGAGGAATGAATGAGCATCAGTACACAGGATTACAATTATCAAAAATTAAAATATTTAAAGAAGCATTTGATTGTGGTGTTGTATTAGTTGCACACCCTCAAAAACTAAAGAAGGAGAATGGGAAGGTAGAAGTCGCTTCAGGTTACAGCGTAAGTGGCTCCTCCCACTTCTTCAATAAAGTAGATAACGGTATTACAGTATATAGAGATTTTGAAAAAGAAATAGTAGAAGTGCATGTATGGAAAGTCAGATGGAGGTTTACAGGTAAGACAGGAATGCAAGAATTTAAATACAATTTAAGAACAACATGTTATAACGAAATATATGAGACAGAATCACCAAGCCAATTCCCAAAATTCCAAGGACAGTAAAATGATTTTACATAAGGTTGTCTGGAATAGAAATAGATGGGGATCTAAAATCGGTAAGCAAGAACCTTTTGAGGAAGGAGAAAATTTATTAAGAGTTGCAAAACTTAATGAAATTATACCTAACAAAGAAGATTATTTTATAAGACCGAACAATGATGGTGTTGATTATTATTTATTACTAGGAGGTTTTCATACCTCAACAGATTACGACACTATAAAAAGTTTTGTAAACCATAATGTGGTTTATGTAAGATTAGATTTTAAAAAAGGATATGGGAAATAAAAACAGAAACAAAGGACACAATTACGAAAGAGAACTTAGAAAAAACTTTATCAATTTAGGTTTTACTAATTGTGTTACATCTAGATATGGATCTAAGATGATGGATGATAAAGGTATAGACTTAATGTACACAGGAGATTTTGCTGTCCAGGCAAAATGTTATTCTAGAAATCCTAACTACAGAAAAGTTTTAGAAGAAATGCAGGTAAGACAAACCGACTATCCTGTGATATTCCACAAGGTTCCAAGAGGTAGAGAGTATTGTGTTCTTTATAAGGAAGATTTTATGGAGTTATTAGAAATGTTAATTAAAAATCAAATTATAAAAACACCTTAGTTATGGATGAAATGAAATACGAAATGAGAATACCTGAAGTAGATAAAATTTTAAAAGAAGCAAATGACAAGTATGTGCAAATTGTTTCTGTAGATAATACGCCTGAAGAGGCAGAAGAAATGAGACTGATTGATGATAAATTAGTTTCAGATGTTAATTATGTAAACTCAATAGTAAAACAAGTCCTCGAATATCTCGAGGCGAGAGGTTGTAAAACTTCTGAATATATATAACACTTTTAAATAATAATTATGAGCAATTCAATTGAATTACAAGGTCGTATCAAAGAAATCTCTGATACACAAACCATCCAAACTCAAAATGGAGATTTGGAAAAAAGAGTATTAACGCTTGAACTAGGAGGAGATTCACAGTATCCTGTAGACTATCCTGTTGAGGCTATAGGTCAGAAAGCAAGTTTATTTGCTAACTACAAAGTAAATGACCAAGTAAAAGTTGGTGTAAATCTAAGATCATACACTGATAGAAATGGAGAATTAAGAACTGCAAACGCTAACGCATGGAGAATTACTTATGCTGATGGTAAAATTGCTGGTCAAAATAACCATGCTGATAAAGTAGAAAATTTTGTTAATGAAAAAGATGCATTAACATTTTAAATCAATAAGCCTGAACATTCTATGAATTAGTAGGGCTTATATTAAAACTGAAACTATGAAAAAATTTAGACAATGGAGATCTAATCAAGGTAGATCGCCAAAAAAACAAGAGGCTTCCTTAATTGTATTTGGAATAAGTATAATAGGATTGTTCTTAACAATATTAAGTATTGCGCTATGGACAAACTTAAAATAATAAAGTTTTTATTTCCTCGTACATATCATAATATATGGACAGAAGGTTATAGAACAGGAACAAGTGCAATTAGAATGTTAGATAAAAAATTAAAAGATATAACAGATGAAATCAACAGACAAGATCAAGATACTAGGTAAAGAAATAATAGATTTACTAGTAGAAAAAAATGGTAAGTATGGAGACTCTGCATTGAACCCTATCAATATATTTTCTGATGGTGATGCGGTAAAATCTTTATGTGCTAGAATAGATGACAAACTTTCTAGAATTAGAAACAATGGTATTAACGTAGACACAGAAGATACAGTAAAAGATCTTTGTGGTTATTTAATATTATTACTTCTTGCAAGAGACAAAGAAAAAGAAATATTTAAGCCAAATAGAAAAGAAGTTTATGATAGTAACGGTCACAAGGTAGATACTTGGATCACTGATACTACATATTAAATTGCTTTATGTCTTCTAAAATTATTCCAGGCAATTCTTTTAGAATTTCCTAAGATCATTTTTTTGTCAACTCTTTCGTTGTATTCGTTTCTGATAGAGTTTAGTTGTGGATTTCCGTTTTCTGGTTTATTCATTTTTATTTTTTAAATATACTTGTTGCTTTTTCTGCTGTTCTTCCTCCGAAATATGCTAAAACGACACTCATCATGACCTTTTCAAAGGTGTCATTCCATGTTTCACCTATACTAAAAGGTATACTATCAATGCTGTCTAGTATTCCAGCCAGCGAAAATACAACAATACACCAAACTAACACCAAAGGACGGACATTTTTTGATAACCATCCACTATTTGGTCCTTGATCTGACTGCCATCTACTAGTGATTGCCTCCATCTCTTTGTTCTGTTGGTCATATATCATCTGCTGAAGTTTTATTTTATCTTCTTGTGATATATCTGACTTACCTATTTCTGCTAAGGCTTCTTGAGGTGAGGTCACCCCAGATAATACTTTTCCTAATGTAGGATTAATCATTGATGCTGCTCCGAATAATAGTTTACCAACGGTTGTTTCTTTGAATTTCTTTTTTTTATCACTCATAATTTATTCTTCTATTAAACCCCATTCATATATAATGGACATAAAACCTAATCTTAATATTGCGCTATAACAATTTTCTTCTGCGTCTGGAGGTATAAGGTCATAAGCAAAACCAAATCCTTCGTGAGGCCATTTAAAGTTTAATGATAATGACCACCATGTACCATCATTGTTATTATTTTTCTTTCTCATATCACCATGTATTTTGTTTTACCATCCTCTCTGTATGCTTTTAAACATCTTTGTCTATTTGAATCTGCATCTACATAACTTACATGTACCCAGTCTGGATTCTCATCCGTCCCAAATTCCCATATGATTTGGTCGAAGTCTAAATTTTCTTTAATGTAATTATACATCTCAGCGTTTGTCATATAACCATAGGTATCATCCAGATCCATTGCTCTTCCCTGGCAATGCTGTGATCGGCTCGACCCACCGATGGCAGTATTGAGTGAATCACATCTGAACATACTATTAATTTTTATAGGACCATTTGCTGCTTTTCGTAATGGTTCAAATATTTTCTCAGCAATAAGTTCCATGTTCTGTAACTCATACTCTCCTGGAGTATTATCTATTCCTAATCTCATAGCAGTTACACTTCGTGTTGCTTCTTTCTTACTTATGTGTTTGCTTATCATAATTAATATTCTTGATCTAATTCTTTAAATGCTCTTTCTCTTGCTTTTCTTTTATATCTAGAAACCTTATCATGTAATTTTTCAGGTGATAAATCCTTCAAACTAGAATACTGTTCTAAGAGTTTTTGTCCTAATTT